GATTGACCAAATTGTTCTATTGGCTGACATACACCATCAACTAACATAAAACCTGCCGGACAAGGATCAACTGGTGTGTCTGGTGCAGAATAATCTAGTTGTGGGTTTGGAAAATCTGAACTAGGATCAAGTTCACCTAAACCTTCTTGCACTGTTCGTAGATCATATTGTGGATTACGAAATTTACCTGCTGAATTCACATTAGGACTTGTTGTTAATTTACCATCTAAAAATTCATTTATAATACCTTGTGCTTTTGTGCCTTGCATAAAAGGTGTAAATGTATCTGCCATTAATTCATTCCTTGTTCTAGAATTTTAGAAGCTAATTTTTCTTTTTCTAATTGTGAAACATTTTGCTCTTTAACAACTTGTGTTGCGAGTTTTTGTTCATCTAAATTCATTTTTTGCATTTTAAATTGATTATCAGCTTCTAATTTTCTATTTTTAAAATCCACATCTGCCATAGCCTTTTGTTTTCTCATTTCGATTTCTTGTGCTGCTAATTGCAGAGCCGGATCTTCTTTTTCTTGTTCTGGTTGTTGAGGTGGTTGCTGTGATGGATTGTTAAAGAATTGTGATGCATCTTTGTAACCACTGTTTTGTAAATAATTTTCTAAAGTATTATAAATTGTTTGTGGTGTTACCATTCCCATTCCACCCATACCCATTAATTTTTCTTGGACATTTAAAACTTGTTGTAAAACTTCTAGTCGTTGATCTTGGTTTCCTGTTCCAAGTCCAACTTGTGTTGTGCAATCATAATGATCAGTCCATTGTCGAGGATTCATAGGAATAAATTCACCTCGTAATTTAACTATTCTTTCTTGATCTTGGTACTCGCATACAACAGCAAGTATATTTTCAAATATATCTCTTACTCCATCAGCGAAAGACCTGGCAATTAACTCAATTCTTTGTGTCGAACTGTTCATCATCTGGTTAACAGACTGTGCTGTAGTGTGTGATTTGTTTATTGTGTCTGGATTAAGTCCCATTAATTGATTTGGTACACCAGATCGCTTTTCTTTTAGCTCATCTATTTTTTTCATCATAGATAAACCATCATTTAAGAAGTTTGGAGTTTGTAAAGGAGTGACAGCATTAGGCGATTTCACTCGAACAATGCCACCTGCTCTTGAAGTAAGTAAATCATCTAAGTTTGCTTGACCATCAACAACAACAGTCCTTGCGTTATTCTGAAAATACATATTATCAAGCGTGTTTCTCATGATCGTAGTACTCATCATCTGCACATCAGCTAATAAATCGTACATAGATAGACCAAAAAACCTAAAAGGCATTGGTATCGCCACACACATAGCAAAAGGCAGCTTATTTATTTCTTCATTCTCTAAAATTAGGTAATTATTGTAGCCACTACCTCCAACAATGATCTTTCTAAGCTCAGCAATGCCATCACCATCCATATCAACCTTCATATAGCACTCGGTTATCTGAACAACTCGCTGTGAAGAGTCAATATTAGAGATTTCTAAATCCATTGAGGGATCATCATAGCTTCTTCTGGTAATTGCCTCTGTATTAAAGACATCTTGCTCTCCACTAGGCAGACTTTCTACATCTTTTCTATTGAAGCCCATATCGATAAGCTCGGATACTGTTTTTGTCACTCGGTGTGCAATAAAATTACAATCTTTTAAACTTTTTGCTCTAGAGGACACCAGGATTTCTTCTGGTGGCACAGGATCAATCTGACATCTGCCATATTCTTTTGTGCGTCTTAGCTCTACATCATAAAAAGTACCATCCTCTTCGGATATTTCTTCTACTTTTAATAACTCTATCTCATCATCTATTAATAATGTTTGGTATTGGGTCTCATCTAAGTGTTTGTAAGACTCTTTTTTTTGTTTTTTTGATTTCTTCCAATAGACTTTGCAAAAACCATTCTTTTGAAGGAGTGCAGTCTTAAACATGGAGTGCAAAATATTAAAACCTTCATTGTCTCTATTAAAAATAAAGTTGCAGTAGTCAGTTATTTGCTCTGCATAAGGCACATCTTCAGCTTGTTGAGGGTCAAAGTTAACCATCTTGTCTGATTGCGTAAACATACGCATTAGACTTGGCAACATAGACTCAACAACCTCTAGTATGTCTTGTGATACTACACTTGATCTACCCTCTACCTCATTACCTAGAGGCTCTCCTAAATAATACTTGAGTGCATCTTTGCGTTGTGTTGATAAATCACTAGAATAAAATCCTAGAGAACTGGATATCTCTTGTGAAATTTGTGCTAGTAGTTTTGTTTTTGATAATTTTGCCATTCGTTAAATAATTCCTGCGTTGTTATATTTTAATTTTGTTGTCCATTCGGTACTCTGTTGATTGCCTACAGCAAAATATCTAAAACTATCAGCTGCGTGACTTGTCCAATTATGTTCTGGCTTATTCTTTAACTCGCCTCGTTCTGATGTAGCCCATCTATATTGCCTTAAAGCATCTAGACCATGTTTGCATTTATCGTGATCAAACCAACATCTGCTTAGCAACATCCGGACAGCGTTTATTCCATCCTCTATAGATAACTTAGGAACAATAGAAGTTCGCATACCTAAAGACTGTGCTGTCTCTACTCGACTAACTCCTGTACCAAGTTCTCTTACTTGAGCATCATGTGGAAGAAAATGTGTATTGTATATGTACTTTTTCTCATCCAAAACAGTTGCATAAAACTCCAGGCTCTCACCACTATTTTCATAATAGTCAATAATATGAAAAGCTGATCCTATTTGTTGAACAAACCATATAGCAGTTTTATCTGCCATTCCTAAATCCCAGAAAGTTGAAACCTTAACATCTGTTTGATATGGGACTTTAGTAATTCTTTTTTCTTCATCGGCTTTTGTTAAGCCTTTTGCATAGATAGATCCTATCGCAGCTGAATCAAAAGAGCATTCAAACTCTGCCTCATAGACCTCTTCTGGCATTAATTGTTTTGCTTCATTAAGCTCTAACTCAGATATAATCTTTGTCTCCGATGCTTTAAAAGTCTCTGCATACCAACCATCATTATGACTAGCATAATCATAAAGATCAAAAAAGGCGTTATGTCCTTGAGGAGTGCCAATAGCGATCATTCCCCCAGTTAAAAAATTTTTTTTTTGTCCAAGTTCATACCTATCAACCAGTGCTGGTCTGACTACTTCATTCCACAGCGAGGGAGGAAATTGACTTACCTCATCCATGACACAAAAATCTATTGCCAGTCCTCTAAGGCTATTAGGTCTCTCTGTACCAAGCAGCTGAATCCTGCCTCCATTCGGAAGATCACATCTAAGCTCTGTTTCATGGTACTCGGTATTCGGTATTACCTTTGTATATTCTTTTACATAATCCCAAGCAGTTCTTTTTGCCATGCTGTAAGTTGGTGCTATGTAATAATAGCGAGGTCTTGGTAAAGGATTAGTCATGCAATGTTTAATGAGTTCATTAATACAAAGCACAGTCTTGCCAAATCGTCTATGACAGACCAAGACATTAAATCTTTTTAAATTTTTATGAACAGCCTTTTGATGTTCTCTTGGCTTATAGGGTATAACAATCTTCAAACATCCTTACCTTCTTGCTCTAAAAAATCTTTCATACTAGCGACATCAGTTCCTTTAACTTGTCCTCTGCCACTTGATTCTGGTAGGGAAGTCTTTTCACTTAATGCCATCACTAATTCTTTAAAAGGATCGTTAGTCTGTTTAGATTTTCTTTTTTTTGTTTTAGTTTTTTTAATCATAAAAAGCCTCGTAGGAAATTCATCTGTCTTAAAGTCAGTCCCCATGTTCACTGCAACAAGCAAAAGGGGTTATTTTATTATTTGTTCTGGTATTGTTCTACATGAACAAAACAGGAACAAAAAGAATACCAATCCCAATGGCTTTCTTTTGGCAGAAGTCTGCCATTAATCAGCAGTCTGGATTAATTATGGAGTAATAATATTATTTTTTAATTAGTTTGTTCTAATTTTGTTCTATTTTTTTTTACTCACGAGAGTTTCTGTGTCAATAAAAACAAATCTTATAATCTTTTTAATTATATCAACAACTTAACCAAACACCTCACCCTTATCATTCCTTATCTACCACCCATTAACCCTTTGTATAAGCTTATATTGGCTAGTAATTAGTCCTTATCTGACTCCCATTTAATCTCTATTGCTTTGTCACCACCAGATACTTCCATCTGTGTCTTATCTCCATAGACTTTTGGAAACAATTTCTGTGCCTTCCATTGTCTGTGCTTAATTAATTCAGAGACAGCTTTCACCTCAGATATGTCTGCTTTCTTTTCCCTCGACCTAGATACTGTTTGCATGGCAATAGTCTCAACATCACCGATAGACCATTCAATACCATCTTGCTTGGCAAGAGCATATTGCTGTCTTAGTCCATCTTTAGTTAATAACCAATTACGAAATGTTGCCCAACTTATTCCCTCGTCAACTACTGCATTTCTTATTGGCTCACCTTTAGCTAAGCGTTCTAATATCTTCTTAATTAGAGTCTTGCTGTACTTTGTCGGTCTGCCCTTTTTTATTTCTTCCATTTAATTTTGCTTTGTCTCCTGTAAAGTCTTCCCATCGTTGTAATATAACATCACAAAACTTAGGATCTAATTCTATTGTGTTACAAATTCTATTGTTCTTTTCTGCAGCTATGAGTGTTGAGCCACTGCCTCCGAAGGCATCAAATATTAAGTCCTCTTCTTTACTACTGTTTCTTATAGCTTCCTCTATTAAAGCAATTGGCTTTTGAGTTGGATGCTTATAAGTTGCTTGAGAGTCTCTTGATACATTCCATATAGTTGTTTTAGTTCTATCACCATAAAAGGAGTGTTTACCTTTGCCCTCTTTCCAACCATATAATATTGGTTCATGTTGGCATCTGTAATCTTGCCATCCCATTCCGGCTGATTGCTTAACCCAAATAATAGTAGAGGACTTCTTAAAGTATTTATCAAAGATAACTTCAAAAGTTATTTTAGCATCTGATTTACTATCTCCATGACAAACATAAAGTGAGCCTAATGGTTTTAAATACTCATGTGCTAAACTAAAAGTGTCATTTAAAAATAACATAAAGGAATCATTATCCATATTGTCATTTTTAATTGTCCCTAATTCATTCTTGCCACGACCAGAGTAATTAACATTATAAGGAGGATCAGTGAAGATCATGTCTATCTTCATGTCACCCATTAGCTTTGCAACATCATCTTTTATTGTTGCATCACCACATAATAATTTGTGTTTGCCAAGTTGCCATAAGTCACCAGGATTTGTTCTAGTCTCTATATTATCTGGTATCTCATCATCGCCAATATTACCTTGTTCGGTTTCTAAATATTGGTTTAATAACTGTGTTACTTCTTTGTCACCAAAACCTGTTAAGTCTAAATTAATATCATAATCAGTTAAGTCTTTTATCTCTAAAGATAACAACTCTTGATCCCAACCTGTCTCTTCACCTGTTCTATTATCAGCAAGTCTATATGCTTTGACTTGTGCCTCAGATAAATTTTCTGCAATATGTACTGGTACTTCTTTTAAGCCTAACTTTTGTGCAGCTTTTAAACGAGTATGACCAACAATTATAACTTCTTTCGTGTCCACAACTATTGGTTGTCTCCAACCAAACTCATTTAAACTTCCTGCAACCTTATCGATTGCTTGTTGAGGTATTTTACGAGCATTGCGAACATAGGGAAGAGGTCTATCAATAGACCACATTTCTATTTTCATTTAATGATATGTTATTGTTTTGCCTGTCTTAGTATGATCGGTATATTCTGTAGTGCTTTTAAATGTATCTGAAAATTCCATAGCCTCTTGCTCTGAGTCAAATGTGAATCTAATAATAATTTCTGACTGACCTGTCTCTGGATTCTTAACCATAAACATTGTGCAATTAGTATCTTCTAGTAAGTCTTTCATTTAATAAATATCTTATATCGGTTGCTGTTAAATAATGTTTATGTTTACTGATGTCTGAATACATTTTTATAATTTCAGATGGTTGCCAATTAGCGTAAGAACAAATAAGATTAAAATCTTTGCTCTCTAACCATTCCTTTGCTTCTATTTCATATTTGGCATTTAACCTGGAAGGTATATCAAACTTACCTAAACTATCAGTTAAACCCTGCAACAGAACAGCTCTAAAGAGTTGTTGTTCTGGCATATAAAAAAAACCACCTTTAAGATGGTTATATAAATTGTCGTAATTTATGTGATTATATACATTGTTATAGAATTAGGATTCATTTGTTAATAGCAACAAAACATCAACTAATGTCAAAATATAAAATTAATTCATCCAGAGCCTCTCTTAATTCATTCATTCTTTTTTTTGCCGGATTGTTATTAATTATAACTAACCATAATATGTTCGATAATTTACCTAATTTTTTATTAATAAATCTAAATTCATCTAAAGCTGCAAGATTATTAACAGCATAATCTTCTTTTGTTCCATGACCTAAATTTTCTTTTAAGCTTGATGTAATTCTTTGTTGAATTCCTGCTTTATGAAACACTTTTTCAAAGCCTTGTCCTGCCCAATAGCGTTTACTATTGTGTTCACTATTATAAATATCTAATAAATTTCTAGCATAATAGTTATCTAAAACTGATTTATGTTCTTTTTCTAAATGTCTGTCTGTGCCATAAGCAACAAGTCTAAGCCTAGAGCCATCAACTTTTCTTATAAATGTGTTAGATTTATCATCTCTAATTAATTCTTGTCCACCAAGATCAATGGTATGTTTATCTTTCTTTTTTTTTACCATGCTTTAAATTCTTCATCAGAAATTAATTTTTCATAATGCATTCTTTTGACCATATCGTCTGTGATTGCTAATAATCGCATTCCTTTTTTAACTGCGTGGACATAATCTTTATGTGATTTTTTAGGTTGAACACCAAAATTATCTGTTTCTTTTTTACTTGGCAATTCCTCTTCCCACCTTGAATGATTTAACCAAGTGCTAAAGTGTGGAATAAATTTAGGATCGTCTGATTGTGAACATAAAGCATTATATTTTTCTATTAATGTGTCTGGCTTAATGTCTTTTGCAAACTTTAACCAAGAGGAATAAGCAACAGTTTTAGAGCCTCTTTTAATTAATAATTTACTCCATATATAGTTATAAGATTCAGAATCAGAATCAGAAGGTTTGCTAGAGGTTTGCTTGGCTTTTGCTAGACCACCTTTTTTCCCAGATTCCTGCCTTAATTTAACAATATCAACCTTCTCTTCCCTAGCTTTTTTCTGTCTAAGCTGATGATAACGACCATCAATCAGCGTTAATTTTGCATTAATCACCCACATTAAATCTTCCTTTTGATGCTGAGTTACATCTGGATCATCAGTTGGATCACAAACCATGCGATACATAATATTAAAGTCATTAGGTAAGCCTCGACCATTTAAGCTGCCAAGCTGAGTATATAATCGAATATATAATCCTTCTTGTTGTGCTGTCATTCCAGAGCATCCCATTCGCCAATCAGCAAAATAAAAATCCTGGTAAGGAAAAGATATATTATCACTCATAAAGCCTCCCTATTGCCTGTCCGATATAAAATGGTATTTGAGGAACAATAGCATTGCCTAGTCCCTTAATTCTTTTTACTCTATCTTTGTCCAATCCTGTGGAAAGCCCATTAGGTGTTCCACAAAGTTCGGATTCAATTTCCCACCAATTACTGCATTTAAAGGTTTCGTGTTTCTTCTCATCTGTGAGGGATTGCCATTGTTCTTTGCGTCTTGCGTAGTTGGAGTTGGAAACAATTTTTTCACTTCGCTTGATAAACTTTTTTGTTTTGCTGTGTCCATATTCTTCCAATCCGAAGAAAGAGGAGTCGGATATAATTGAACTGCAGCTGTTAAGTTGTGGCTCATTGCTTTCTTCAATCCTTTTCTTTTGATTAATGTTTCTGGATTCTCCTGTCCTGTCACTCTTGGAGTCGGATAAAGTCTCGGTTCTAGAATCTGATCGGTCAATCTCACTTGTATTGCGTGACCACTCGGTCTCAGCAAAGGCTGATTCTTGTCGAGGCATTTTCTGATCCCCTTGATGTTTGTCCCTCCTGCTGAGCTGTCTGGAGTTCGCCACAATCCAAATGCGTTCCCTTTTATGCTTTGCACCGATGCTTTGAGCTGAAATAATAAAGCACCTTGTGGAGTAGTTCGCACTCTCCAAGTCCTCAAGTATGGTGTCGAGATAGAGCTTAATAATTCCACTAACATTTTCTCCAATAAACCAAGTGGGTTTGGACTCTTTGATAATTCTAAAAGTTTCTTTCCAGAGATTTCTGTTGTCATCTTTTCCTTTTTGTCTTCCTGCAACAGAAAATGGCTGACAAGGAAAACCAGCAGTAATTATATCTGGCTTTAATTTTTCCTTTATCGGATTAAATTCTCTTATGTCGCTGTATATTGGTATGTCTGGGAAATTCTTTTTTAATACTTGTTGGCAATAAGGATCAATTTCACAAAAGGCTGATGTTTTAAAATAACCTGTGTTTTGTAAGCCTAAAGCGAATCCACCTATGCCACTACATAAATCTAAATGGTCAATCACAGGGCAGACCCTTTAAAATAACAAAGGATCTGGCTGAATATGGTCGTTTTTTTATATATTGTTTGTCTATTAATGTATCAATCATCCTAAAAACATTGCTCGGAGTCTGATAATTAAGTCCCTTTGCTATCTCACGAAAGCTAGGAGTTTTATTATTTTTTTGCTGATAATCTTGAATATATTTTAAAACCTTTATCTGTTTTTTTGACAAATTTTGGCTGTATTCCACAGTTTTATTGCAAATAGTACATTGTATTTTCATATATAATTTAATTATTTATAAATAATTTTGTATAATGTAAATATATTTATAAAAAAGACTTTAATTCATGTTTAATTATTATAAACATAAAAATATAAATTATTTGATTAAGGGAGTTTACTTTATGATA